ACCACCGGTTTTGACCGGTAAAACTGGTCACGCCGCTCGGAACCGCCCACGGCCGGCCTCGGATTGGCCCGCGACACCCGGCCTGGGTTATCGTGCGTAGGCCCGCCTTACAACGTCCGCGTGCACGGACGTTGTCATGGCCGAACTCAGCGAAATGGCTCAGAGCTTCCGGTTTTCCGGAGGCATCGAAACGAAGGAGGACCCCAAGACGGTCCCCTTCGTGAAGCTGCTCGCGCTGGAGAACGGGGTGTTCGCCAAGGCGACCTCGATCAAGAAGCGCAACGGCTACGAGGTCGTGGCCACCGTCGACGGTGGTCGGCGACTCGCGACGCGTGACAACGAGCTGATCGCCTTCACGTCGAACCGAGGCTGGTCGGTGAGCGCGGAGGGTCTGCTCAACGACACCGGCGCGATCTACAGCACGGTCGGCGCCGATCGGCCGCTCGTCGTCACGGGTACACAGCAGACGATGCCCGATCAGGCGACGCTCGACGACGTCACCGTCGTGGCCTGGGAGGATAGCCAGGGTGGCGTGTGGTGGAGCGTGATCGGCGAGGTCTCCGGGCGCGTCTACCGCGCGCCGGCCCAGGCGGACTCGACGGGCCGCTCTCCGCGCTGCGTTCCAGCCGGAACGAATCTGCACATCTACTACGCGGTGCCGGCGCAGCGCAGGATCATGGTGATCGTCGTCGATCCGACCGCACCCACGGCTGCGGTTACACCGTCAATCCTCGTCGACGATCTCGACAGCACGCAGTCGATCTACGACGCATGTCCGACCACGCGTACGGGCACGCCGACGGCGGTCGCGTGGTTCGAGCACGGCTCGACGAACATCCGCGTCGGCTACGTCGATCAGAGCGGCATCATCGGCAGCCCGCTCACGGGACATCCGTCGGCGTTCACGGTTCCAGCCGCGCGTGCGGCTACCTCGCCACTCGCGGTGATGTTCGGTGCGCTCGCCGACAGCAACCACGATCGGCTGGTGATTGCGTTCGTGGCCAGCTCGCTGAACGGCACGGTGGTCTCGCTGGCCGGCGGAGACGTGACCGCGGCGGTACCGATCTCGAGCTTGGGCACCATCGTGATCTACGCGTCGACGAGCGTCACGCGGGTCGCCGCCGGGCTGACGATCAACGCCAACGGCCTCCAGATCGTGACCGCAGCGTGGGAGGAGTCCGCCGCCGCGGCATCGAACCGCCTCATCAAGTCGCTCTCGGTGACGCTCAACGATGCAAGCCTCACCGCGATCAGCACGCTGCGATCGGTCGGACTCGCCTCGCGTGCGTTCGTGATTGGAAGAGACGTCTTCGCGGCGGTCGTCCACGACACGACGTTTTTCAACGTCTACCAGACGGTGAAGCTCTCCGGCGCAGAGAGCGATGGCTACGTGTACGCCGGCCGGCACGTGCCAGGCGGCGCCGCCGGCGCCCCGACGCGACAGCACCTGTCGTCGGTGCACGTCTCGGGATCGATCGCGAGCTTCGCGTTGCCGTTTCGCCAGCGGCTGGTGAGCGAGAACAACGACAAGTTCACCGAGACCAGCCTGCGTCTGTTCGCGCTCGACTTCGACAACGAGGCGAGCCATCAGTACGCGCAGCTCGGTCGCGGACTCTATCTCGCCGGAGGTTGTCCGCATCACTACGACGGTCGCACGTGGGCCGAGCTCGGCTTCAATGTCGGTCCCGAGCTGATCGTCACGGTGACCGCGGGCGGCGGCTCGATGACCTCGAGCACGACGTACCTCTACCGCTGCTGGTACGAGGCCACGGACGCACAGGGCGAGGTGCACCGCGGTCCCGAGAGCAACGGGACGCTGGTTACGATGGGCGGATCCGATACGCAGGTCACGCTGACCTTGCCGACGTGCCGGCTCACGCGGCGCAGCAACGTGCGCATCATGGTCGCGCGGTCGGCCGCTGCCGACACCGGTGACACGGCCGAGCTGCGGCGCGTGACCTCGCTCGATCCGACCACGGCCGGCACAGCCAACGGCTACGTCGCGAACAGCACAACGGTCGACACCGTCACATTCATCGACCGCATGAGCGATACGACGCTCGCGACGTTCGATGAGATCTACACCGACGGCGGCATCCTCTCGAACGATCCCGCGCCGCTCGGCGCTCCGCTGGCGCGCGGCAAGCAGCGTCTGCTCGGACTCGATCCGAGCGACGGCAGCCTGATCCGCTACTCGCAACCGATCGACGACGGGTACGGCGTGGAGTGGCCACCAGATCTCCAGCAACGCGTGGATCCGATCGGCGGCGACATCACAGCGATCGCGGTGCGCGACGACCGGGCGATCGCATGGAAGGAGAGCGCGATCTGGACGTTTGCCGGCGACGGTCCCGCGCTCGACGGCACGACGGATCGCACAGGCTTCAGCGCCTCGCAGCTGGTCCCCGGTGACGTGGGCTGCACGGAGCCAGCGAGCATCGTGCTCATTCCGAGCGGCTTCCTGTTCAAGAGCGGCAAGGGGATCTATCTGCTCGGCAACGACTTCACGCCTCGCTACATCGGCGCGCCCGTCGAGGCGTTCAACGATCAGACGATCCGACGCGCGACGGTGCTACCGAATCGCACGCAGGTCGTGTTCCTCACCGACAGCGGCTCGACGCTGCTCTACGATTACCTGTTCGATCAGTGGTCCACGTTCACGAACCACGAAGGGCTCGATGCCGCCGTGGTCTCGGACCAGTTCTATTACCTGCGCGCCGATGGCCGGATTTTCCGCGAAACGATCGGTGCCTACAGCGATGCTGGCATCCGGATCCGACTGCTCCTGGACACTGCATGGGTTCACATGCAGCAGCACCTGCAGGGATTCGACAAGTTCTTCGAGATGTACCTGATAGGCACTTGGATAAGTGCTCATCAGTTGGGTGTTCAGTACCAACTGGATTACATGACGCAGTGGACCGATCCGGTGTGGTTGGACGCAACCGGGCTTTCTTCGTCGACGGGTTGGATTACTGGCACGAATGCGAATACCATCGGCGTCGAACCAATCTCGGGCAGTAATTATGGTGACGGGCAGTACGGTGATGGCGAGTACGGCGGCTCGCAACCCGGCATCTATGAATGGCGACTGGATCTCTACGAAAAGGGCAACGCAATTCAGTTTCGATTCCAAGACTTCGAGGCTGACGGTTTCTCCGGCGCCTCGTTCGAGCTGACCGAGCTGACGCTGACCGGCGCCGCGATCGGTTACGTGCGCCGTCCAATGACGGCAGGACGGAGCGCCTGAGATGGGTTTCTGGGACACCGTAGGCCGCGTAGGACTCGACGCCGCGACGCTCGGCGGGGCGGAGATCCCTGGCTTCAAAAACCTCATGGTCGGCGGCGATCTGACGAACAGCATCGACGCGCAGCCGAAGCAGTACGACTACGCGACGGGCCAGCTCGGTCAGATCGCGAACAGCGCGGGGAACCGTGCGGCGCCGACGATCCAGGGAACGCAGCTCGATCCGACGCAGATGGCGCAGTCGCGTGCCGGCTCATACAGCGTCGCGAATCGGCTGGGCGCGATCGCTGGCGGTCAGCAGATGGGTGCCGGCGAGCTCGCCGTGAACCACCAGCTCGGTCAGGCCGTGGCGCAGCAGGTCGCGCAAGCACGCATGGCGCGCGGGGTCAACGGTGCGCTCGCGGCGCGCAACGCCGCGCGGAACAGCGCTGATGTCGGGATGCAGGCCGCCGGTATCGCGGCGCAGTCGCGCATGACCGATCAGGCGAATGCGAACCAGCAGCTGGCGGGTATCTACGGCAACCTCTACGGCCAGGACGCCTCCGTGGCGGCGCAGAATGCGCAGCTCGGCCAGAGCGCGCAGGTCGCGAATCAGAATGCGCAGCTCGCGCAGACGCAGATGAACGACTACATGCGCATCCAGGCGCTCGGCCAGATGCTCGGCTGGGATCAGACCCGGATCGCGGCCGAGATGCAAAAGGCCGGAATCGCGCTCGGCGACAAGGGCATCTTGCCGAGCCTGCTCCAGGTCGGCGGCGCTGCGGCCGCAGCTGGCGCGACCGGCGGCGCAAGCACGATCGGCAGCGCGGCTGCCGGCGGCGGTGGCGGTGGCGGCGGTGGCCAGAGCCTCGCATCGATGTACCCCCACGGCGGCGGCGGCGGACCCATCACCACTCCCTACTGATCTATGGCCCTCTTCGAAGGCGACATCGCGCAGTACCAGACGCCCGACGGACGTCAGGTGTCGCTGCCGGCGCAGTTCGCCGCGGGCTTCCCGGATCTCAAGCCGGTCATGCCGGAGGTCCCGACCGCGACCGTCGCGCCGCAGCCACCGGCCGGCGCGCCCCTGCCGTTGCCGAGCGCGCCGCAACCAACGTTCGGCGCCGCGGACCGCGCCGCGCTCGCGTCGATGACGCCACCCGTTCCGCCACCGAACGACGGAACGATCACCGACCCATCGCAGGTGCC